AAACAACACCATTCATAGTGCCTCCTTTTTTGCGGGGCGAAGGTAAATAGGGAAACCTCCGCCCCACCCCTATTTTTAATCCCTACTTTTTAATATACAGTTGTCTTTAAGTTTCTAACTGTAATGTCTAAATATCCAGGATTATTAGTAGTTCCTTGAATAACCCTTGCTGTCTGGTTAATTGCCCAAACACCGTCTAAATCAGTCTCAGGCTCACTGTCTTCTATAAACATTCGCCTTACTCCGATTCTAACTCTTTCTGTATAACCGCCACCTAAGCCAGCACCTACCAGATCAATAACCATTGCTCTCCTGGTCATATTTCTATAAGCATCAAGCTCAGTGTCGTCTTCTAAGAATAGAGTATATTCTAAGGTTGCCTCTGCCTCTCCTAGAATAAATGTACTAGGACTGCTTGACCCTGCTCTGTAAATTGCTTCAACATTATTTGAAACAGTTAATTTAAAGTTTGTCAGCTTAATTGCAGTCTGGGTTAAAGCATCCTCAAAGTCTGTACCAAATTTAACTGTCATATCTTTCCAGGTTACTAAAGTACCTGATGTAGTAGTTAAACTTGGAGCTGTCACCTTTGTTGGATAACCAGTCAAGAATGCCGCTGTAGCCACACCGATATCTTCATTAGTGATTTCAAGCTCAAAAGTATCAATACAAGCAAATGAATGCTGTTTAACACTAGGAGTATCACCTCTGTAATTCCAAACCGTTGCAGATTTTGGTGTATTTCCAGAAGTCGTTACATAAAACTGGTGATCATGAACTTCAGGAGTGCCACCAACAGTAGTTTTTGTTTCGTTGCCCAAAGCAACCTTGAACAAATAACCAATGTTGTTACAGTCTACATACATAGCAACGTCACCCTCTCCCCACTTCTTACCCTCAACTGAATCGTGATCCTTAACCCTTGAAGCGTAAGATGCTATATCAACAAGCTTCTCGTGCTTATCCATTAAAGTATTTTCTGTAAACGGGATAAAAACATCAACAGATGCCTCTGGTGAACCAGGTGTATCCTCCATTGCAATACCTAAATATCCCTGTCGACCTATTTCTAAACTCATATTCACCTCCTCTCAAAATTTAATATTGTTATTTGCTGTTTACGTCTTCAACAGCTTGTATAGTAACTTCTAGTAATCTAACTATTTTATCTCTAATATCGTATCCAGCATTCCATTCAGTTGGCCTCTGCCATAAAACTGTACCTGATAGTGTGGTGTCCATCTGAAACGCAGTTAAAAGTTCATCTAAAACTCCTAAACTTACACGCTCTGCCTTCTCTGGCCCGAATAAATCTGACTCTCTCTCTTGATAAATTCTAACTTTAAAATTACTTGTTTGAATATTCCTTGCAGAACCAGAGCCAGCACTATCTCCAAACTCTGTACTACCAGAATCAGGAGTTACTGTACCAAAAGGAAACCCAGTAGGTTTACCTGTTTCATAGTCAAACGAACCATGTAAGCTTCCAAGTTCGTCTACTTTTGCTTTTACTGCTGCTCTAATTGTTATTACGCTCATATTGAATCTACTACTTTCTCAACCGCAAGGCCGAAAAATCTTTCTATATCTTTTAAACTATCATCAACTGCTGGTTCAAAAAATGGCTGTGCCTTAGTTCCTCTTTCTGCTATCTTTCTGGCTATTACAAAACCTAATCCTGCTGAACCTAGCTTTGTTGCCGCCCATCTTTCAAGCGGTGCTACTGGCGGAAAGTGTGGTCTAGTGCCAAACTCTACAAACGGTGCGTGTTTGGCTCCTGCTACAACTTTACCTTTCATGGCGCTTACTGTTGCCTGAATTGACCTAGCAAGTTCACCCCTAAATACTATTGGCGGTGATCCAGCCGTTCTTCTGGCCTTTTGCTTAACCAATTCTGTTGACTTTCTCATTGCCTCGCCAACACTGTCTTTAATTAAACTACTGCCTTTTTCCAAGCCAGCAATAAGCTCACTTAATCCTTTAACTTTTATTGTAAAGTTAGCCATTATTCGTTAATCTCCATTGCTATGATCTCAAAGTGCGGTATTGGCCCAAAATGCCAATTTCCTAATCCTGATATTTCCAATTCTTTGTTTTGTGTTTTATTATCAACAAATGTTCCTGATACTGTTAATCTATCTCCTACTTGTATTCCTGAGTGTGTAGTAAATACGTTATATGTTTTCCCAAAAAGCCCCTCTGATATTGCTGTTTCCTCTGGACTGGCAGGTTGTATATTTAGAGGAAAACCTTGTAAAGCAACCACTTGCTGATAATCTTCTTTATCAGTATCAGTTGATGTTACAGTTAGTCTTCTAATACTTCCATTTTTATCAAAGAACATTAAAATCCAGACACTCTCCTATAATGTGAAAGTATCTCCTCTGCATCTTTTACATTATCTGATTTGCCTTTTCTTGAACTGTATTGAATAGAAACTGCACCCTGTGAAATTCTTGAAGCACCTGCCGTATTTAAAGATCTTGAGAACCAATCACGGCAATATAAAACAACAGCATCAATTAATTCTCGTGGCCTGTCATATAAAAAGTACCCACAAGTATAAGTAATATTAGTGAAAAACTTAACATTTCTTAAAGCAGAAAAATCAATAACAGAAACAGTGTTTAAAGTTATTGTTGACCCGGGAATTACAATCCTGTCATCATCAAGATCATATAGGTTATTGCTTCCAGAAGTTAAAGTCAAAGCAGCTTCAAAACTGGACTTAACTATAGAAACGCTTTCAAGTGTTCTAACAGGAAGTTTTGTTGGATATATAATTAAATCATTGTCTGGGTCTATATGAGATTCTACTTTCTCAGTTTTAGTTTCCCAAGGCAAAGTATATTCAATAAAACTCTCTACACTATCTGTAGATCTAGTAATAACACCAGAAATTGTAGTATCAGAATAGCGACTATAATCAATATCTGGCGCATAATCTTTTAATTCTTGTACTGTAATAAAATTGGTAGTCATAGCTTACCTCCCTAGTGTGTCGGGCTAGACACTAGGAATATTTAGCCCGACAAATAAGCTATGCTTAGGTTAAAGCCAGCCCCGTATATTTATATTGATACGGTTCTCCTATAACTCTCAAAGTTTCAGCCTCTAGCAAGAATGCTATTGTACTGAAATTTGAACTTGGAACATCCACACGACTCATTGGTATAAGTTCAGATACATCAATCCAAACTTCACCAGAACTAGACCTCTCTGATAACAAGAAGCCCTGATTTGCTGTATATCTGCTGGTTACAACATCCATAAGCGAGCCATCGATTGAATTAACAATCTTAGCCAACCGAACACCACCGATACCATTTCCTTGGTTATCGACAATAATTCTTTGAATAGAACCAGTTCCTTGCAGTTCATCAGCCAAAGCTCTAGTATTTCTGGAATTGCATACAACTAGTGTAGGCATACTTCCCTCTTTAAAGATTGTCTCAATATCGGCGTTAATGCCAGAAACAGTAATTAAAGATCGAGTACCAGAGTTGGTAACAATCTGTGCACCTAATCCATCAAACTCTTCAGAGTTATTAGTAGCATCGCCGCCAATAATCAACTCTTCTTCTCCCAACATGACTTCGACCATCTTGTGGCGTAGCCTCTGTTGAAATACATCCTCACGAGTTTCACCTCTGCTTGCAGCAATAGCTAAACCACCAGTTTCTAACTTCCTACCTAAAAGCTTGTAGGCTTCTGAGGTAACAGTGAAAGTCTGTGTAGTTTCGCCAGGTGCCGAAGCATCTGCAAAAGCAATAGCAGTGTTAGTACCAAGACCAGCAACACCACCACTTCTTGAGTGAAGTTTGCTAGTTAATCTCTTCCAGGCTGTAGCTTCTCCAAATCCCCTAATTCTTGGGAGCCTGTTTCTCAAAGGCGTATCCTTTGGCACAGTTAGTTTTACCTCTGCTTCCAAGTTTTCAGGAGAAAAGACTGAACGATCTTCTGGACTAAAAGTATTAGTAGTAATCAACTCAGCCGCTTTTCTAACAGCGTCAAGGGTATCACCACCTAAGCTTTTCATAAGATCACTTTGTACATCCATTAATTTTTTCATATTTCACCTCCTATCTTCTTTTTTACAATATTATTTTCCAAGACTTTTCAACTCATCACTTAACTTCCAGGCTTCGTCTTGATAACTGTTTTGAAACTTAGTCAAATTCGTTTGACGAATTGCCATAAGCTTCTCAAGCCTTTTAGTAATCTCTGCTTTTCTTCCGCTATTATCTTCAGCGGCATCACTAATGCCATCTTTTTCAACAATGTAAGAGGCTTTAGTTTTAGGTTGAGCTGGTTGATCTTCTAACTTCTTAACTCGTCCTATTAGCTTCTCTAAAACAGAAGCTACTTTAACAAGTGAAGTTTCTAAAAGTTCGACCTTTTTAACCTCAACTTTCTTTTTCTTTTTAATAACCAGAGATTTCTCAATTTTCTCCATCCTTTTAAGTAAATCAGACGGTTGATCAGCCGTTTGTTTGGCTTCATCAACCACCTGGGTAGGCTCAGGAGATTTAACCTCTGCCTCAGGGGCTTTCACCTCTGGAGCTTTTGGCTCTACTTTCTTTTCCTCTTTAGCCTTTTTAGGGCTGGTTTTTTTTGCTTTTTTTTCCATCTGATTCACCTCCAATCGTTTTTTAAAAGCTTCTATAATTTCTATACTTTTTTGATATCTTTCTTTTGTCATAAGAGTACTTGATGTACCCTTTAAGGTTTTAAGATACCTTGTTTTAAAGTCCTTTTTAATTTCTACTTTTTGTTTAGTTTTTTTACTTGCTTTAAATAATGTAATAACAGCAGACTCATTGGCTGGTCTATCAACTAAACTAATCTCTTTTAAAGAAATATCTGTAATAGTATCATTAACTTTAGCTTTAACATCGCCACCAATAGAAAATCCTCTAAACATTCCCTCTTTTACACCCTCCCAGGCATCTTTATTTACAATCTTTGCTCCAATAAACAAACCCTTGTCTGATATAACTTGAGTTTCCTTGGTAACCCCTATAGCCTTAGGCTGGTGCATTTCTCTTAAAGTAGGAAACTTCATGTAGTTTGGCAAGGCTTTTTCAATAGCCTTAACTGAAACAATCTCGCCTTGATTATCAAGATCATTTGTAGAAGCCCAACCATAGACCATTCTTTTGTCTGGGTCGGTTTTAGTAATTGGTATAAAGCGGGAAAAGTTTCTCATGTTACCTCCATTTAATTATAAAAAAAGACGTTGCTACCAACATTTCTGTTAGTTACAACGTCTTACCCTTCCTTTACACGGGGATTTATCGTTCTTTTATTTAATTAAAGCAGATTAATCCTTTTTGTCAAGCTTTGGCTTTTCTTTATTAGGATCAAATTCTTCTGCTTTGTCTAAACATTTTGCTATAATCTGACCTGTTACAAGAGGTGATAGCCTCTCAGCTGTCAATAAAGCTTGTCTAACTAATTCATAATCAGGTGCCTCTAACTTAAACTCATCTAAAGTAACTCCTTTAATATCAACTGCTAACTTATAAGCGCTTGCTGGATTTTGACAGTTTCTCATTGTTGCTAAAGCCAAAGAGATATAATCCTTAAATAAATCTTTGGTATTTGTTAATTCCTTACCATTAAGATCAAGTATTTTATTTTGTAAACCTTTTATTAGTTTCATTTTCACCCCCTTCCCCTATTTTTATGGAGCAAACGCAATCTCATGCTCTGCTCCTGCCCCATCTTGAAAATATAATTTATCATCGTTTTTAGTATATACTTTTCCATAGCTTGCATCAGCCGTAGGAGTAGTAGTTTCTTTAAGACCCAGAACACCATCACCAGCAAGCATCAGATCATAGTTGGCAGATACTTGAGTTGCATTAATTGTTAAATTTGGATTAACTGAATCAAAATATAATATAGTTGTTGATTCATATATTATGGAAAGGTCTGAACCACTGCCTAGTCTCAGATACCAATCTGCCGCTCCTCTTTTAAGATGCAAGTCAACATTTCTTCCTGCTGTTGTTTCATAAATTTTTATTTCTGTATTCTCACCGCTTCTTTGTACTAACAAATCATCAGTTAAAGTTGCACCTGCAAATTGAGGACTAGCAGCTTGTTGCACATCTTGATCTATAAAGCTATGACTTGATCCATCGGCACTAATATGAGCAACAGCCTCAGATATTCCATCATGGTCATGTAGGGTAGTATCACTTCCATCTGTTAACTCAGTTAAATTAGTACCCGTGGCTGTAGTATCGTGATCTGCAATAGTTCCAGCAATTAAACTATCATGAGTCAAGGCTGCCTCAAAATTAGCAAAAGTTGTTTTCTTATTGGTAGCAGTGGCAGTAATATCCCAGAATGGCACAAAGTCACCAGAAACTATAGTAGCAACTGACAAGCTGTTTATATCTAAATCAAGAGTATCATCATTAAGAGTAATACCTGATCCGCCAGCAAGATTAGTACCTGCGGAAATATCTATCCCCGTAAAATTAGTCCCTGTAAATGTAGGAGTTGCCCCACTAACTACACTTTGATCAATATAGCTATGGTCTGCACCAGTGCTCAATCCTTGTAAATTTCCATGATCTATATCACCCTCTAAAATTGCTCCTGTTTCAGCAAGTGTCTTTTTAACATAAACCCCAGATCCAGAAGCTACAAGAAAGTCGTCTGCTGCTGTTGCCAAAGAATGAAGAATATATTGTGTATGGTCATCGTCTCCTAATCCAGCTAGATTTCCATGATCTGTTGCCTGAGCTGAATTAAAAATTGTATCAAAAGCAGTTTGAACTTCGATTGGAGTATCAGTATTTTGCTTAATAAGAATACGACCAATTAAAATACCATTTTCTGAAATATGAGTTGGAACATTAGTAGGTGGTGCTTCTGCTTCTGCAACAGCCACATTAGCATATTGTGCTTGTGGATAAAGCAAAGCTATTTCAGTATCATCAGCTTCAGCATAAACCCAGATATTAGCATACCAATTATTTGAAAGATTAACTAATTGATTGGGGTTAGCTTGAGTTGTATCATTCCACTGAAGAACTGAATATTGAGTAACATCACTATCCCTCCATGTGCCGCCACTATCCACATAATACAATTCAACTGTACCAGTATCGCTAGTATCTAAAGCTGCAATATCAAATTCATTTAACAAAGACCATAGTTTACCAGCAGAGACTGCTATGTTTCTTGTACCAGGTACACTGAGGATCAAACCACCAAACTTTGTATCTCTAACAACATGGCCAAATGCGCCAACTCTTTCTATCAAATTTGTCATACCATCAGCTACCCACCAAGGAGCATTTAGAATATGTAAAACTCCAGCTTCATTAACAACCTTTGCCAACATGAAGTCAGTATCAAGATCAAAGGAATATTGGCTATCCTTAACAACTACCTGAGGAGTACCATCATTGTATTCAATTCCAACATATTTAACAGTGTCGGTGGCAATAGCAATACCTGTTTCCGCACCCCAATCAAATGAAAGTAAATCAGCAGTGTCATCATCTGTTGCTTTAATAAATCCAGTTCCTGCCGCTACATTTATAGTTTCACTACCAGCATCAGAAACAACTCCACCAGTAGCACGACCAGGAGATCCAAATAAATTATTGAAGTCACACTGACTTTTCCATGTAGAATCAGAATTAAGTTTTAATATAGGAAGTGTTTTACAGCTTTGCCAGTCACTAGGTCTTATTTTTGGACCACTCATACTACCGCCCTTTTATACACTTTCTGGCTTGCCTCGCTGGCAACAACAAAAACAGGAGCGCTAGAATCATCAAGATCAATAGCCTCAGATTGCCCAGGCTCTAATCTTCCAAGAGCGCTACTGCCATCTGATTTAACATTAGATTTTCCAAAATATAAAGTTCCATCGTTATCGTGATCTGCCTGTACAACAACTGTTTTAGTTTTCTGAGAAAACTTCATTTCAATTGCTGTAATTCCAACGGCAACTGGCCCACCCTCCCAGTTTGTTGGAGTCTTACTACCACCTGAGTCCCCTATAGTTCCACTCATTCCTCCAGCGGCAGACATATGTTCCCAGTTTTCTATAATTACAGGTACAGCATTTTTCTTTTTATTTTTCTTTAAAAACTTAACAGTAGGTAAATTATTAATCTCAACTGAGTCTAGTGGTTGCATACCCTCAAGTTTTTTATCTAACTCATCAACGAGCTTA